GCCGACGTGCGCGGGCCGCCCGGCCGCGCCGTGAATACCAACTCATCCGCCGCCTTACCCGCGAGCGCGCCGCGCAGCTCAGGGACCAGGGGCGCGGGGATGGTGACTGTTCGCCGCCCGCGCTTGGTTTTCGGGGCCCCTAGATAACGGGAGCCGCGTTCGCCAACCTTCCAGGCTTTGTTGACGCGGACGACTGGTTGGGCGACGTCGAGGTCCACGTCGGCGACCGTGAGGGCGGTTGCTTCACCGAATCGGAGGCCTAGCCCGTACATTGCGGCGACGAAGGCTTGGTAATCGGCGGGGATCGCCGCGTGGAGGCGCGCGAACTCGTCGGGTGTTAGGAAGCGCATCTCACGCACGGTCGCATCTTTGGGGAGGGGGACGGCCTTCGCGGCGTTGCGGGGGATCACGTCCTCGTTGACGAGGCGTTGCAGGGCAGCGGACAGGAGGGCTTGGGCGTTTCGGATAGTCTTTGCCGACGGGGGTCGCCCGGCGGTGGCTCCCCTGGTGACGGGGGTGCGGCGCAGGTCGGCGACCCACTTCGTGACCGTGTGCCTGGTGAGCATGTCAACGGGGATAGGGCCGAGGTGGGGTTCGATGCGGTCGCGCACGATCTGCCTATATCGACTGATTGTGCCAGGCGTTGCGGACGCGGCTAGGGCTTCGAGGTGGTGTTCGAGGGCCGCGGCGACGGTGGGCGTGGTGGCAGCGGCTAGGTCGTCGAGGCTGCGCAGCTCGCGGGCAGCTGCCCCACCGATGCGGTCGACGAGGTCGGCGAAGCGTTTCGCGCTCGCGGCATCGTAGAAGGTTTCCACGACGGGATTACGCCCGCCCGCGCGGTAGCGGACGCGATACACGACGGTGCCGTCGCGGTGCGTTACCGCCTTGACAGATGCCATGTTGCGCCGCCTTGCTTGATCTTTGGTGTGTTTGCTTGGTCTTGATTGTACTCCGATTGATTAGCGTGTGTGTCACGCGCGCGTGTCACGCGGCCCCCACACCCTCAGTTTACCGCAGAATAGTGCGGTTTTTGTTGTGAGGGTGTGGGGACCATGTCTCTGCACAGGGTGTTTCTGGGTTTGCGGCGTGAGGGCGGGGAAAGGTGCTGATTTGCCGCCGAAAAGTCTGGTTTTCTGACTGGCCTTGAATAGGCCTTAAACCCCCTTGCGTGACGTTGTGCGCGTGTCACGTGACACGCACCTAAAATCGCGCTCGCGGGGCGGTGCGCTCGCGGGCGGTTGTCTTGACACATTGCCTCGCGCAGGGGCCGTGTGTGGGGACGCAGATGTGGGCGCGCGGAGGTAGGATAGGGGGGACAGACCCCCGGTCAGGCCTCTGTTTTCATGCACAAATGACCGGGGCCATATCGAGGTTAGGCACTGCAGGCCCCGGCCCGACGCGGGGTGGCCCCTGACCGCTTAGGAGTAGCGCGGTTCGCCGCGCGGCCCCGGCCCATGCGCGGGCTCTAATGCGCAGATCCCGCCCCCGTACTATGACCGGGTCTCTCACGGTATGGGGGCGGCTCTCCTGTACGCAGGTGTGCCCGCCGCGAGGTAAGCTAGGGGCACCAGATCCCCACACTTCCCGACCGGGTTCCGTGTGGGGGCTTCTCATATCGGCGGCGCCGCCTGGACGCAGTTGTGGGCGGCCAGTGGTAGAATTGAGGTAACCGATCGCTCGGCATCTTCGGGTAGCTGGGCGGTTCTCTATTGGGTAAACCGCGCCCCGACGCGAGAGACCCGGCCACCTGCGCTGGCCTAACATGCGCAAACCCCGCCGTCTCTGCAAACTGATCGGGAATGTCAGTGCAGGGGCGGCGGTATTTTGTCCCTAACGCGGGACACGCGTGCTACGATGAACGCGTGCATGAATATTGATACCAGGGTCGGCCCCCTGGGTTTGCCCGCGCGCACGGGCGTTCTAATTGCACACTGCCCCCGCCGCTTCGCGTACTTCCCGGCGGGGGCCTTGCTATATGCGCGACGTTTTCGCGGCGCGGATGTCAAACCACAGGAACGCCGTCGAGGTCGGCGACAACCTCCTCATAGGTGCGTCCCGTTTCGGCGGCCAGTACGAGTTTCCAGGGGGTGAGGTCAAGGGCGTCGCAGATGCTCTGCAGATCAGTCGTGCTCATCGATGAGACGCCTCGCAGGATGCGGTCAATGCGGGCGCGAGAGATGCCCGAGGCGGCGGCTAGTGATCTGACTGTGCCTCGACGCGCCACGTTCGCAGATGTGATTAGCGCAACAATGCGCCTCTCGAAATGGCTATTTTCCAGCGGTTTTTGTCCCATGGTCAACATTCTATGTCCCAAATTAGCGACACGTCTAGCTATCTAAGCTTGCATCTGTCTCATTTTTGAGACATACTCGTATTGTCTCAATTTTGAGACAACCAACTACCAAGTAAGGAGGTGCAAGCCTTGAAGGGAATCACGACCGCGATTCGAGAGAAGATCGCAGCTCGCGGCCTCTCGACCGTCATCGTCGCTAAGCGCCTCGGTATTGGTCGACAAACGTTTTCGAGGAAGCTCAACGGGCACGTTGATTTCTCACTCTCTGAGCTGACCCGCCTCGCGGAGATCCTCGGGACCACAGTCGCCGACCTCATGTGCCGAGCCGATCAGATCGCCAACTCTGGCGTAGCCCCGTCCACCGACGGCTACGCCATCAAGGACCAGCGCAGCGGCGTCGTCATCCTGCAGGCCCGCCGCGTTGACTTCGGAGGCGAGGCCGCGTGACTCAGATCCTCACCCTCGCCGAGGCCGCCGAGATGCTCAGGCTCTCCCCCGCCGCCGTTCGCCGCCGCATCCGTGACGGGCAGATCGCCGCGTGGAACGAACGAGGCCGGGCCGGCTGGCGCATCCCCGCCGAAGCCCTGCAGGCCTACCAAGCCCGACACGCAGCCACCGGCGAAGGCAGGATCACACCGCGCAGCAACCGCAGCCAGGCCGCCCGCAAGGCAGCCGCCACACGCGCAGCCCAACGGGCCGCGTAACCCACAAAAGAAAATCGGGCCCCGCGAGGCTGCCACCCCGCGAGACCCAGCACGACCCCACATGAAAGGACAAAGATCGTGCAGATCAACGGTATCACGCTCAACAAGCGTCAGAAAGCCCTCATCGGCGGCGCGCTCCTGCGAGAGCAGACTCGCGCAACCGACGCGATGCGCATCATCGACATGACGGCGGTCCACCCCAAGGCCCGCGACCACGTTTCCGGTGCCCTCATCCTCACCATCGACGAGATCAGCAACCTGATCGACCTCATCAACCACGATCAGGAGGCCGACAAGTGACCACCGAAATGCTGATCCCCGCGAAGTACAAGGACGACATCGACCGCCTGCGCTACGGGCACCACGGCTGGCACGGCTTCCGTCACCGCCTCGCCTGGGCCGTCATGCCCCGCTGCATCCGCGACCTGACCATTGCCGGCCTCATGGTCGCCACCCACCCCGACGAAGTCATGAACGCCCTCTTCGAGAAGTCCCTGACTGAGTACGCGGACCAGGCCGCCGCCACCGAAGCCGACGAGGAGGCCCGCCGATGACATCTGGCATCATCCCCTACATCTACGACTTGTACGTCGCATGCGACAAAAAAGGCTGCAAAGCCAAAGCAACCATCCGCATCAACGCATTGACGTACAGAGAACGCGAGAGCGCAAAGTGCAGGGCCGAAGCCTCCCTCGAGGCTGAAGGCTGGACGTTCTGGGTAGGTACACACCCCGCCAACCGCGAATATTGCCCCGAACACAAACCAGATCCGCGCTCCACTATGCGACAAATCAAAAGGATCGCGAATGTCTCCTGATCTACTCGCCGTCGAATGGCTGCACTCCACCGTCTGGTGGATCAAGCACCCCTCCCGGCCCTGCACCGACAAGAAGGTGCGACGCCTCATCCAGGAAGCACGCATCAACGCCCTAGACCTCACCCTCGACACCGAAACGGACTGACTAACAATGAACACCAACACCACCAAGTACACGCTCGCCGGCCTCGGCCTCACCATGGGCCTCGCCATCGCAGCCGCCGCGGCCCCCGCGCTCGCGGCCCCCACCACGCCCGAGCCGATCAGCGCCCAGGTCACCAAGGCCACCAGTGCCTCCCGTCAGACCTCGAGTGAGGTCACCGTCGAGGGCACCTGGCAGACCCCGCGCCTGACGGTCGGCTCTACCCTCACCGTGGCCAGCGTCGACGGCGGCTTCAACTGGAGGGCAAACTTTCCGTTCACGCTGGACGACGGCACCCGGATTGGCGAGTGCGTCGCCGATCAGGCGACCCTCATCTGCACGGTGACGGACGTGCCCGCCGCCTGGGCCGCGAAGGAGGATGTGACGGGCACGTTCCACGCCCGCGCACAGCTCACGGATAAGGCTGTGGGCACCGAATCGACGCAGATCACCCTGAATGGTGAGACCGTCCGCACCCTCGTGTGGGGCGATAAGGAAGGCACGGGCACCTGCACGAACGACTGCGACGGCCCCGCGCACTACGAATACGCCAAGCCCGAGACCGTGAAGTTCGGGTGGACCAACCGCAACGGCTCAATTGGGTGGGGCATCCAGTGGAAGGTCGAACCGTCCACCGAGTACACGATCACGGACGAGACGAACGCCCTGCACACGGCTGTCAAGTGCAGCACCGGCCCCACGTGGGACCCGGCGACCACGTCGTGGACTGACGGCAAGCTGGACGACACGAAGCACACCCTCGTGTTCACGCCCCCGACCGGCGCTCTCACATGTGTGACCTTCCCGGATGCGACGCAGCCCATCGACGGGCAGACCACCTACACGAACAAGGCGACCATCAACGGCGCGTCTCTCGAAGCCACCGCGACGATCAAGGCCGGCGGCGGCACGGACGGAGACGGTACCGTGAAGCCCGCCCCGGCACCGGCTCCCGAGCCGTCTACGGAGCCCACGCCCGAACCTACTCCCACCACCCCGGCCACCGACCCGAAGCCGGAACCGACGCCGACGACGCCCGCGCCGAAGCCCTCGGACGAACCCCAGTCCACGCCCACGCCTGACCCCACGCCGGAACCGCGCGTGGCTACCGAGCCGGTGCCCGTGCCCACGCACGCGACCCCGAAGCCCGAGCCCAAGGCCGACACCCAGCCCACCCCCGCCCCGACGGAGCGCCTCGCCAAGACCGGCGCGACCCTCGACGGCATCACGGTCGCCCTCGGGTCTTTCGCCCTGGGTGTCCTCCTCGTCGCCGCCGGATACGGCATCAGCCGCCGCTACCTGGGAGGCAACGGACGATGACCACCAACGACCAGGACCGACTCATCCCGCTTGAACTCACCTTCGACAACCTGGTCTGGCTGCGCGCCTTCCTCAAGGAGGAAATCAGCGCCGCTGAGACCGACCGCGAGAGGGTCTATTCAATGCGCACCACCCTAGCTATACACGCAGCAAAGAAAGCGCTCGAGCACGAGCACGAGATGATGACGAAGATCCACGACGCAATCGACAAGACGATCAACATCATTGACGCGCGCGAATCTCTCTCAAGGCAGATCGCAGCAATGACGCCTCCCGTCGCCTAACCCCTGCCCGTGTGGGGGCCGCCCCGCTGGCAGCCCGGCGGCCCCCACCACCCCCTAATCACCAAAGGACAAAAACCACCATGCGCTACGTACCCGCCTACTCGAAAACCGCCGCCACCATTTACCACCTGATAGCCGCCGCAGCCGCAACCTACGGCATCCTCGCAATGCTCCTCGCCTGTTACGAGCGCAACGCCGCCGCCGGCATCCTCGCCCTCATCCCCACCACCGCCGGAATCGCCCTCGGCACCGCCCTCCTGGGCCGCGAAGAAACGCAGGGAGGCGAGCAGGCATGACCATCCGTAAAGCCCCGATCCCCAACAAATCGCAGATCGGCTCCCACGCCCCCCTGTTCCTGCGCATCACCACCCCCGCCGAACGCAGGCATATTCAGACCCACCCCGGCGAAACGTTCCTCGTGCCGAACGAGGACAGCGAGACCGGCGGTTGGCCCCGACGCGACGTGGACACAATTCGCGCCTACGCGAACAGCCTGAATAAGAACGGCACGTTCTGGGTCGTGGACTCCCGTACGGACAGGCAGGGCGGCTATCTCGTGTGGCTCTCCTGGGACCAGGCCGAAGCCAAGCGCCGCCGGGGCGTGAAGCGCCGCAGGAGGAACCAGGAATGAACACCTGCAGGCGTTGCGGGGACGAGCTGCCCCCCCTCACAACGTCTGTGAGGACTGCGCGTACGACATGCAGAACGAACTAGACGACTGGGATCTGCTCCCGGTTGGTCTCTCCTACTGAAAGGAATCCCGATCATGGCATCTACCGAAGTTGCTAAGCCTCGCGGCAAGGCCGCCGCGAAAACCACCACCACGCAGGCGCTTGCGCCCGCCCCCACTCCTGGGTTCTCCTACATCACCGCCGGCCTGCAGGAGCGCGCGGACTACATTGCGCGGCTCGCCCCGTCGACGATCCTCCCGGTGGCGTACCGGGGTAACGCGGCGAACGCTTTTGTCGCCGCTGAAACCGGCGCAGCGCTCGGTCTCGAACCCCTGCAAGCGCTCGCGTCTATCGCCGTCATCAACGGGCGCGCGACCCTGTCCTCGGACCTCATGGCAGCGGTGATCCGTCGCGCAGGCCACACGCTCAGGGTCGTGGAGAACAGTCCCGAATCTGTGACCGCGACGCTCATCCGCGCCGACGACAAGAAGTTCGAGTTCACCGTCACATGGGATAAGGACAAGGCCATCAAGGCCGGCTTGTGGGGTCAGCGCGGCCCGTGGTCGCAGTACCCAACGCAGATGCTACGGGCACGCGCGATCACCGAGGTTGCCCGTCAGGGCGCGTCCGAAGCCCTCATGGGCATGATCTACAGTCCCGAGGACTTCGGGGCGACGATCACCGACACGGGCGAAGTCCTTGAAGCTGAGATCGTCGACGATGCGCCCGCCAAGCCTGCCCCGGCGGCGAAGCCGAAGCCGGCCTCGAAGCCCGCGGCGGCCCCCTCACAGCCAGCCACCCTCGACAAGCCCCTCACGCCCGCGCAGGCAAGCGTTGCAAAGGGCCTCGAAACCCTGTCCTTCACGCAGGACGCATACACGGCCCTGTGCAAGCGCTGCCTCGGCCAGATCGTCGCCGTCAACGCCCTCAACGACGAACAAGCAGCAACCCTTCACGCTGAGTTGCTCGCCATCTACAACAGCAACCACGCCCAGCCCGAACCGGCACCCGAGGCCGAAGTCGAAATCATCGACGAACAGGCCCCGATCTTCGACTACGGCGACGACACCGACCCGAACG